GAAATGATAATACACCTGAAGAGGAAGAAGTGTATAAAAAGGCGATGGATCTTGCTACTGTTCTTGAAGAAAAATATCGTGATGAAGATGAAGAAATGATGATTCGCCTTGTTAAAATTTCACCAGGAATGTGGACTTAATTATGAAAGATATAATTAAAATTACTGAATTGATTGAGAATGAAGATGGCTCTGCCAATCTAATGATTGATATTTCTGAACAAGCAACTAAAGAATTGATCGTTGAAGGATTCAGAACTATAGTTGATGAAATGAAAGCAAAAGTTGAAGTGTTGCCTGTTGAGGATGGTTTTAGTTCTAATGCTAAACAATATGAACTAACTGATGATGAGGCTCAACTACTACTTCAATTAGGATTTGAAAGTGCTATTAGAAGAGGACTTAAAGCAGAGCAATAAAATATTCACTAATGAAAAATGTGAATATTTTCCTTGCCATAAGATCAAAGATAGTGTACAATTCAATTGTCTCTTTTGCTACTGTCCGTTGTATTTTGTTCCGTGTCCAGGAACATATACAAGATTAGATGATGGTAAGAAAGATTGTAGTAAATGTGTCGTTCCTCACGTTGGAGAACGATCTTGGGAAATTATGAATGAGTATTTGAAAAGATGAGTACAATTACAGATTATATTAATGGTGAGTATAAAGACTACTCAAAATATGTTTTATATTCAAGAGCCATTCCACACTTGATCGATGGTATGAAACCATCACAAAGAAAGATTCTTTATACAGCTATTAAGACAGCTAAGAATAAGATTAAAACAGCATCATTATCTGGTAATACAATCGCTCAAGCGAATTACCATCACGGTGATGCATCACTCAATGAAGCTATCATTAAGATGGTTCAACCATACGCAAATAACGTACCTTTGCTTGATGGCGAAGGATCATTCGGATCAAGACTAGTACCAGAGGCGGCTGCACCACGTTATACATATGTGAAGTTGGGTAAGAACTATGATAAGTATTTTGTAGATACTGAGGTCACTGAACAATCAATTGATCCAGAAGATCCAGAACCAGCTTTCTATTTACCAATGATCCCTTGGGTGCTTGTAAACGGCGTTAAGGGCATTGCTGTTGGATTTGCTACTGACATACTACCACGCTCCCCAAAGTCGCTACAACGGCTGTGTGCTGACTATGCGAATGGTAAAAACATTGATAAGAGACTTGTTAAGCCACATTTTCCAAACTTCAAGGGTGAGATTCATCAAGACGAAAATGATAATTGGTATTGTTTAGGTACATTTGAACAACCAACTAAAACGAAGATGATCATCACAGAAGTACCTATTGGATACACCAGAGAATCTTATGTTCAAGTGTTAGATAAACTAGAGCAAGATGGAAAGATTGTCTCATATACTGATCAATGTAATAAGACTGGATTTAAGTTTACAGTTCAGTTACGTAGAGCCAAATCACAAACTAATGTTCAATTGATTCGTATGTTCAAGTTAAAGAAGAATCTAAAAGAAAATTTGACTGTGATTGATCAATATGGTAAACTACGTGTATATGATAGTGTTAATGAAATCATTAAAGATTTTGTTGACTATCGAATTAGTAAATATCAAGATCGCTATAATCTATTGATCGCAAATGGTCAAGAGAGAATGAGTGTTCTAAAAGCTAAAGTTGAATTCATTAAAATGGTTCTAGATGGAACATTGAATTTCAAAGGAAAAACAAAAGATAAAATTCGCTCTATGTTGTCTAAATACTTTGATAATAAAGAGATTATTGAGTTGTTGATTAAAATGCCTATTTATTCATTATGTAAAGATGAGCGTGATAAGGTGATTGCGGAAGGTAAGGAACTTACCAAGCAAATTAGAGAATGGAGAAAAGTAAATATGACTGAGCAGTATATTAGTGAAGTGGGGTCCTTGTGATTCTTGTAGATTGGTCACAAGTGACTATATCAAATCTGATGGCACACACAAAGACCCAATCAGATATTAATGAAGATATGTTGAGGCATATGATTTTAAATTCATTGCGTAATTTTAGATCTATGTATAATTCAAAGTATGGTGAATTAGTTATTGCGATTGATTCTAGACATTATTGGAGGCGTGATGTATTTCCATATTATAAAGCACTTCGTAAGAAAGCTAGAGAAGATTCAAAATATGATTGGCCAGTTATCTTTGAAATTTTAGATAAGATTAAGAAAGAGATTAAAGAAACTTTTCCTTATCGAATGATTGAAGTTGATGGAGCTGAAGCAGATGATATCATTGGTGTAATTGCTAAATATAAACACGCAGAAGAGCCAGTTATGATTATCTCTGCTGATAAAGACTTTATTCAGCTACATCAATATAAAGGTGTACGTCAATATAGTCCAATGCAGAAAAAGATGGTGAGTCACCCAAAGCCTAAAGCGTATAAGACTGAACATATTATTCGTGGTGATCGTGGTGATGGTATTCCAAACTTTCTTTCTGATGATCGAGATATCATTGATTGTATTCGACAAAGACCAATTAGTAAGAAGAAACTTGCTATTTGGTTGACACAAAAACCAGAAGAGATTTGTGAGACTGCTGAAATGGGAGATCGCTGGGAGAGAAATTCTTTGCTTGTAGATCTTGACAGAGTACCAGAAGATATAGTACAATCTATTCTTAGTGAGTATGATGAACCTATCAATGGTAAACGCTCAAAGATAATGAAATATTTTATGAAGAATCGAATGAGGATTCTTGCTGATAGTATTGGAGATTTTTAAGGAAAATATAATGCACGATAAAAAAATACCACTAATTCTTGAAGAATTGCTTGAATCAAATTCTAGAATTCATAAAGAGAAAGTATTAGAGAAACATAGAAATAATAGAAACTGGATGGAATCACTTGATTTTGCATATAATCCATTTATACAATTCTTTATTAAGAAGATTCCAAAATATACGAGTAAAGAAAGTCCAGATCTATATTTTGAAGAAGCATTAATTTTATTGACTGATATTTCATCAAGAAGTAAAACTGGTAATTCTGCCATTGAACATCTAATTGATATTTTATCTTCTTTGGATCCTGAAGAAGCAAAGGTTATTGAGAAGATTATTAAGAAAGATTTGAAAGTTGGTGTGAATATCAAAACTATCAATAAAGTTTATGGTGATATTATACCAGAATATCCTTGTATGCTCACATCATCATATTCTAAAAAGAATTTGAAATCGATTAAGTTCCCCGCATATGCTCAAGAAAAGATGGATGGTATGCGTGTGAATATTATTGTTGATAACAAAAAAGTTTCATATCGCACACGTAATGGAAAGTATATTGAGTTGTTTGGTCTTTTTGATGATGATTTCTTAGCATTGACTAATCCTAATAGTAGGGTTGTATTTGATGGAGAAATGCTTGTTGAACGTGATGGTGAGATTCTTGATCGAAAGACTGGTAATGGTATTTTGAATAAATCAATTCGTAACACTATCACCAAAGATGAAGCAAAACAAGTAAGATTTATTCTATGGGATATTATTCCTCTATTAAATTTTAAAAGTAAGATTTGTAAATATACATACTCAGAGAGATTTGGTACATTAGTATCTGCTATAGAAAAAGCCTCTAATGTAAATAGACCATATAAAGTTGTTGATACACGACAAGTAAATAATATGCAAGAAGCTAATGATCTATTTAATGAGTTTTTAATTAAGGGATCTGAAGGTATTATTTTAAAGAATGCTGATGGTATTTGGGAAAACAAGAGAGCAAAACATCAAGTTAAAATGAAAGCTGAACTTGATGCAGACCTAAAAGTTATATCGTGGGTAGAAGGTACTGGTAAGTATGCAAGTAAACTTGGTTCATTAATTTGTGAATCTGCAGATGGAAAGCTAAAAGTATCTGTTGGATCTGGATTTAACGATGAGCAAAGGGATAATTTGAGTGCAGAAGATGTGGTTGGTAAGGTCATTACTGTTAAATATAACGAAAGAATAAATAGTAAGAACAAGGATGAAGATTCGCTGTTTTTACCAATCTTCGTTGAATTTCGAGAAGATAAGGATACTGCTAACACAAGTGCTGAAATCAAATGAAAATAAAGAGAGAGTATATCTGTAAAGGATGTAACACAAAACATATATTTAATGAAGAAGTTGGATCAAGACCGATGAATTCAGTCTTGTGTCCTGAGTGTAGATGTGATATAATTGAGTATATATCACTTGAACGTGAATTTGTAAAACCGGCTTCATATAGGAGCTACATTGAAAGGAGTAGATGATGAGTAAGACAGCAATCCCTGGTCGCAAAGTAGTAAAAGATAATAACGGAAATAAACTTAGTACCAAGGCAACAAGTCACGGTACATTTAGATGTGAAAGGAAGCCAAATTCTCCACGATGTAAATAAGGAGATTAATGGTGAAAATTATTTCCTGTAATTCTAATAAAGAGTTGGCAGAATCTATCGCAAGATATTGTGATATTCCATTAATGAGATCGAAGATTAGCAAGTTTGCTGACTCTGAAACTCAAGTAGAAATTAAAGAAGGTTATCGAGAAGAGGACGTATTTGTAATTCAAAGTACAAGTACTCCAGCTAATGATAATCTTATGGAACTATTGGTAACAGTCGATGCATTACGAAGAGGATCAGCAAAACGAATCACCGCAGTACTTCCATACTTTGGATACGCAAGACAAGACCGAAAGATGGCAAGCAGATCTCCAATTTCAGCAAAACTTGTTGCTAATTTGCTTGTTGCTTCTGGCGTTGATCGCATTCTAACAATGGAACTACATACTGGACAGATTCAAGGATTCTTTGATATCCCAGTAGATACATTAATTAGTCGTCCAGTATTTGTACAAGATATTAAACAAAAAATTAATGGTGATACTGTAACATTTGTTAGTCCAGACGTTGGAGGTGTTACTAGGACAAGAGATCTTGCTAAACCCTTTGGCGCTGATATAGCAATCATTGATAAGCGTAGACCCGCACCAGGTGAGTCTAAAGTAATGAACGTTGTTGGTACAGTAAAGAATAAGAAGTGTATTCTTGTTGATGATATTATCGATTCTGGTGGTACGCTATGTAATGCCGCTCAAGCATTGATTGATGCCGGTGCGAAATCGGTATCAGCATATATCACACACGGAGTACTATCATCAAATGCTCAAAAAAGAATCGAGTCTAGTGTGTTGGATGAAGTTGTTATTACAGATACTATTAAGACTAATAAGCATATTGATGAATGTGAAAAGATTAGAGTATTGTCTGTAGCGAGTATTATTGGAGAGGCGATTGTAAGAGTATCAGCAGGAAGATCCGTATCGTCTTTGTTTTATGATTGATAAACTTGAGGAAAAAGAATGGCTAGACAGTACAAGGACGCTGGAGTCGATGTTGAAAAAACTGATAGATTGGTTGATGAAATCTCTGGCCTTGTTGATGGAATTGGTGGTTTCGGTGGGGTTTTTCCTCTTGATGATAAGTATTTGGTTAGTGGCACTGATGGTGTCGGCACCAAGCTGGTTCTTGCGAATAGGGAGAACAAGCTAGAAGGTGTCGGTATTGATTGTGTAGCAATGTGTGTAAATGATATCATTTGTACAGGTGCTAAACCACTTTTCTTTTTAGATTATTATGCTTCATCAAAGATTATTGAAGATACGTATAAGACTGTAATTGAGTCTATTAAGAAAGGATGTGATATTGCTGGCATTCCATTGATTGGTGGAGAGACAGCAGAACTTCCAGGTGTACTTGAAGTGATCGCTAAACCATTTACACGAAAAGATGCGACAACAGATTGGAGATATGAATTTGATATCGCAGGCTTTTCGGTAGGAATTGTTGATAAAGATAAATTTATTGATGGTTCTAAAATTGAAAAGGGAGATACTGTAATTGGTATTGCTAGTAATGGACTTCATAGTAATGGATATTCACTAGCAAGAAAGTTATGGGATTATGCTCCTGATTATAATAATGATGAAGAGAGATCTGTAAGTGTAATGAAGAATCATCCTGAGTATTCAAACTTACTAGATAATCTTCTTAAACCAACGGAGATATATGTTGATACGATTTTACAGCTCGTTGAAAAATTCGATGTACACGGCATTGCCCATATTACTGGCGGCGGCCGCTCTAATATTGATCGAATTTTACCTTCTGGGCTTACTATGAATTGGAATGATGTTAATCCAATTCCAAGACCAAGAATATTTGAAGCAATTCAGAAATTTGGTGCTATGTCAGATGATGAAATGAATTCTGTATTCAATAATGGAATTGGTATGTGTGTCATTCTAAAGAAGGAAGATGTGATTGGTGCTTGGCATTTAATTAAATCTACTAATAGAGAATCTTGGGTAGTAGGAACGATTGAGTGAAGAAATTAGATAAGATTGTTACAATTAGAGTAGATGAAGATACGGCACAACTCTTAGAAGAGTTATGTGAATCTGAGGTCGTCAATCGATCTACACTATTTCGTAGAATGATCAAGTTGTATATTGAATATTTAACTCATAAAAAATCTGGAACTAAGACTTGGATGATCGAGGATTTTGATAACCCATTCGTATAAATAAAATAAAACACTAGGTGTTATAAATGTACAAATATGCAATTCCTTCTGAGAGCGCATTCATCGGATTCTATAATGACTACAATGTTTATAAAATAGTCAATCTATTCGGTGAAGATGCTTATCTTGCATATAATCAATATGGATTTCTATCTGCGTGGGGAGACTCACTTGAAGATCTACCATTCATATTGGAAGAGGAAGATGTGATTGAAACGTCCAATGGTGAAAATCTTTGGACTTATGAATATTATTATGATGAAGAAAATCTTCAAAATTAATCAATAAAGTACTTGACTTTCTGATCTAGTTGTGTTATAATACGTTTCATACAATATAAGTTTATTCTTATATTATTAAGTAATAACATTTAGAAAGTGTTGTATTTATACAACACATTCTATAAAAACCGTATAAAAAATGCGAAAATAATGTTATTTTTACGATTTTAACTTATAAATATTTCGGAGATTCAAATATGAAAACTTTAATTACTACTGCTGTTGCTATGACTCTTTTCGCTGGAACTGCTTCTGCTTTCTTCGGTGGAGACGATAATCAGGATGGTTATCTCAACAATAACGCTGATGGGGCATTTGATGGAAGAGGTCGTGGTGCTGGTAAGGGAGATATGGATGCTGAGGGCAACTTCTCTATGACTATTAACGCTTCTGGTAAAGCGCATAGTAATATGGAAGCAGACGTAGATGGTGCTAGTAATAGCAGATTGAGTGGAACTAACGATACTCGTTATAACTCTACTCCTTACTACTACGGACAAGCTCCTCACAACTACAATCTTCCTAAGTAGATTTTATGGAGAGAGTCCTTCGGGACTCTCTATTTTTAACTTAAAAAGAGGTGTTTTAAATGAAGAAAACTATGTTAGCGGTTGGTGTAGCCGCAGTAATTCTTGCTGGTTGTACTAATGATGCGGAAGCAGAGACTAGCGTATTTGGTTCTGTTGAGCAGGCTTGGCAGAGTACCAATGATGTAAATGATATTGTGAATGGTGACACTTTTGTTGGTGTTCAAACTAGTGAGGATCTTGGTGCTGGTCTAAGTGCTTTTGCTAAAGTTTCTCTTGATATTGATTCAGAGGGTGCTAATGGTTCTACAACTAAGGATGCTTATGTTGGTGTAACTAATGGTAAAGCTACTGTTCAAGCTGGTCGTATGACTAATGTTCAAGGAAAAGTTGGTGATCTAATAGTTGATATTTTTGAAGGGCCAGGTACTGATGTAGCAAACGGTGGTCGTACTAATAACACTATTGGTGGTTCACTTGATCTTGGTGGTGTAACTCTTCTAGGTTCTACTACTTCTGATGGTGCTTCTGGAGAAGATGGTCAGGATTCTTATGAAGTTGGTGCTACTGGTTCATTTGGCAATGTAACTCTTGCTGGTGCTTATGCTAAAGATCAGAACACTGGAACTGAAACTACTCTATATGGTGCTTCTACTAATGTTAGTGGTGCTACTATCGGTGGTACATTTGAGACTGATGAAACATCTGCTGGTGTAGAGACAGACACTTATAACGTTGTTGGTTCTGTTGATCTTGGTGTTAATACACTCAAGATTGGTTACAATGATGTAGAGAACGGTGCTGAGACTACTACAATTGAAGGTGTACATAACTACTCTTCTAAGACTTCCACATATGTAAACGTACAAGACGTTTCTACTAGTGATGATAAGACTTGGACAGTTGGAGTTCGTGTAAACTTCTAAACTAAATAGAGATATGAGGGGGATCTTATGGTCCCTCTCTTTTTACAAACATATATTAGACTATTCTAATGTACTTATATACAAGGAGATATTATGAAAAGGATTTCATTTATTTTTGCTACTTTAATTTCATTTGGTGCTGTTGCTGATGATTCTTGGATGAACGAAGCATATGGTACTTATGAAGGTGTTAGTGCTAATACAACTAAGTCGTGTGGACAATATGTAATTATGAGTAATAGTGAAATTGATGCTTACAATGAATCTAATGGTTATTGGGATGAGAAAGATTTTCCAGCTTATAAGTTTAATTAACTAATGTCAAAATCCCTCTTCGGAGGGATTTTTCTGTTATAAATACAAGTACATATTATTTTAAACTATTGAAAGGAGAACATATGTTTGATTTTTTGAAGAAACTATTTGGTATTGAAGATAGTGAAATTGAAGCACCTGTTGTAGAACCAACAGTAAAAAAGAAAGCACCTGCAAAAAAGGCTGCTAAGAAAGTCACTAAGACTGATCTTAATAAAATGAAGAAAGCTGAACTAGTTACTTACGCAAAGAAACAAGGGGTGGCAGTTGATAGTAAGGATACTAAGAAGCAAATTATCGAGAAACTAACATAGGTTTAAATATCAACAACAGAACTTCCGAGGGGCTTAATGGCAAAGAAGAAGAGAAAGTTAAAAAACCCGTTCCGATCTAATGTGAGTTCAATATATGATTATGGAGAGGAGCATTCTATAACCGAGTTTAGGCATCCAGAAATTAAGAATAAGCCAGTATCAGCATTAAATCCTAAGCAAAAGGATTATATCAAATCAATCAAGAGTCATTTGGTTACATTTGGAGTAGGACCAGCGGGTACTGGTAAAACTTATGTTTGTGGAGCATTGGCAGCAGAAGCAATTAGTAAGAAAGAAACTGAAAAGATTGTTGTTACACGTCCAGTATGCGAAGCTGGAGAAAATCTTGGGTTTCTTCCTGGTGAAATTGAAGATAAGTTTGCGCCATATTTTCAACCATTCAAAGATGTATTAGAAGAACGGTTGGGAAAATGTCACGTAGAGGGACTTCAAAAAGCTGGACGAATTGAAACAGCTCCACTTGCGTATATGCGTGGTCGATCATTCAAAAATTGTTGGGTCATTCTAGATGAAGCGCAAAATTGTACACCAACTCAAATGAAACTATTTCTTACTAGAATTGGTGAAAATTGTACAGTGATTGTGAATGGAGATTACTCACAAAGAGATCAAAAAGGAGATTGTGGATTACTTGATGCTATGACAAGATTAAATCATTTACCACAATGTAACGTTATTGATTTTGAGAGAGAAGATATTGTTAGATCTGGACTCGTACAACAAATCGTTGAAGCCTATGAATTTTAGTTGACAACTCAATAAAAGTTTGTTATAATATACATATGATTGAGAATATAGTGATAAAAAATTCTTCTTGGAAACAAGAAGATCTGGATATATTATTTGGTGATGAGGAAGTTCATTTCAGCGATTGTAAATTGATTCCTAATCTTCTTGTAGAATTAGACGTATACCCGTCTACATCGGCCGCTAGGCGTGCTAATCGTGATGGGACTATCCCTTCTGGGTGGACGGAATTGAAAGCCTCTAAGAAGCGCAAATTATGGATCTGGAATCCAATATATTAATGATTAAACCCTTGACAAAAGACAAGTTATGTCGTATAATGTCTTTGTTGATTGAGTTTGTTATGAAATAAAAGTGAGGAAAATGAACTACTGGAAAATAACCCAAGCTATGATGTTCGCTGTTGAGAAGCACGAAGGTCAATATCGAAAAGGATCAGAATGTCCATACATTCATCATCCAATCGAAGTTGGTACTATCATTGAAGAAGCGGGAGGGACTTGGCAAGAGATCTCTGCTGGAATTCTTCACGATGTTATTGAAGATTGTGATGTTACTAAAAGTCAAATTAAGAAGCGTTTTGGTTCTAAGATCGCACGATATGTTGATGGTGTGACTGAGCAAGATAAAAGTCTCCCTTGGCAAGAGCGTAAAGATGCTTATATCAAACGTCTGTTGAATGCTGAGCCAAGTGTGATTCTAGTTTCTGCCGCTGATAAACTTCACAACTTGCGTTCTATTGAGAAAGATTGGGAAGAGATTGGTGAAGAAATTTGGGATGTGTTCTCTGTTAAGAAGGAGAAGTCGCTTTGGTTCTATGAGACTCTATTGAGCGTATTTAAGAATAGTGAAAGTGTTCCTTCTGAGTGGATTGAAGAAATGGAAGAAATTATTGATGATATTAAATGAAGATTGCAACACATTTGCTAGTCAATATGAAAATGATGTAAATCTAATTCTCACTAGTCCACCATATAATATGACAAAGAGAAAGGGTGGATGGTCAGATAAAAGAACTAGATATGATGAATATAATGATTGGTTAGAGTATGATGATTATATCAAATGGTCTATAGATTTATTTAATAACTTTGATAATATCTTAATAGAGAATGGAGTTATTCTATATAACTTTAGTTACTCTATTGAGAATCCATCGTTACCTTATCAATTAGTATCTGCTATTATTGAGAATACAAATTTCTGTATTGCTGATACAATTGTATGGAAGAAGAATTCATCAATGCCATTTCCTGCATCACCTAATCGATTGCAAAGGATATGTGAATTTGTATTTGTATTTGTTAGAAAGGATGAAATCAATTCTTTTATTACAAATAAGAAAGTGACTAAAGTATCATCAGTTGGTCAAAAATATTATGAGCCGGTTCCTAATATTGTTGAAGCAAAAAATAATGATAAAAAGACGACTGATATAAATCAAGCAACATTCTCTACAGATTTTGTATTAAAGTTGTTAAGAATGTATGCGAAAGCTGATAAAGATTTTGTTGTATATGATCCATTTATGGGAACAGGCTCTACAGCAATTGGATGTATTAGATATGGATGCTCTTATATTGGTACTGAATTATCAAAAAAGCAAGTTGAATATACAAATAAAAGAATTGATGATGAGTTGAATAGTTTTTCTTTAGAAAATATGATGGGGTAAATTATGTACATTTTAGATTACTTGATGGAAGAATTTGAGAAAGAAGAAGATAAATTTAATGATCTATATGTGAAAGTAATTGAAGAAGAAACTGGTGAAGAAATCTATGTAATGAAAGGATTTGAAGATCTAGTGAACGATTGAGATTAAACCCCTTATAAATAATTATTCACATTTATGAAGGGGGTTGAAAATGAGATTGTTTGCTTTATTAATATGGATTACTATATTAACATATTTCACTATAGGTCACGCTGAAGAGGATGCTTATATACAATTTCCTGATGGAAGTATGGTCGAGAATCCATTCAATGGAGAATTCTTTGAAGAAGATCCAGCACCCATTCCATCAGGATATGCAAATCCACGTAGAACTATTCCACAATTAGTAGATGGTGCAGATCCAGCAGGTTTCGGTACAACTTGTGATCTATATGGTGGAGAGAAGAGTGTTGTAAAAGCACTAAAAGAGAGATTTGGATTATCTAATGAAGAGTCATTAAGATGTTTAGATTTAATGAATATGTCTGGTATAGTATTGGCAGCTAAATTCGCATTGAAAGAAGAACCAATTAAAGAAGATCAGTTCATTGAAGATATAGATTCTATGTCTATATCAAATAGTTTGAAGCTGAGATATAAGAGAGTCGTTAGAGATACAATTAGATCTATTAGATCTGGAGAAGTGAATGTTGATCCATTCAAAAGTTCAATTAATGATGAAGTAGCAAGAACAAATTTATTTACTAAAGTTTTATTGGATTGCGCTCATTTTTCACAGAAATAGATATAAATAATGTAAAGATATAATCAATAAGGAATATAATGAATTCATTTACACGCATATTAAAACAAGAACAAGGCACAATTAGTAATGTGTCGTGGCTCTCTACGTGTGCGAAAAATACACCGGATTATAGAGACCATAATAAGAGGGTAGTAATGATGGATTAGAGTATTATTCAAAATCAAATTACGTAAAGCCCTCATAGTAGAAATACATTGAGGGCTTTTTTATGAAACAGACAATAAAACAGAAAAGAGTATTAAGAAATTTTGTTGCTAAGAATGCTTTTAAATACAACAAACATAAAGTGTTTACTGATAAGACAAAATATAATAGAAAAAAGTTGAAAAAAGTTATTGATATATGAGGTGTGATTTGCTATAATACCCATATTGAAATTGAGTAGTAAAAGTCACCTAGGACTTGAAGCTAGGGTTCATCGGAGGGCAACGTAAGCAACCAATGATGAAGCAAAACATATTTTTATATGGATAAGTTAGACAGGTGGTGAGTCTCGGAGACTGTAAATCTCTCGCATTGTCAATAAGCCTTTGGTGGTTCGATTCCATCCTTATCCACACCAAATTTAAGTCGGTGTAGTTTAATTGGCAGAGCAGTGGTCTCCAAAACCACGAGTCGGGGTTCAAATCCCTGCACCGGCGCCAAAAACAATGGGGTTGCCGGTTGGTCCGGACTGATGATTTGCAATCATTATGATAGAGTTCAATTCTCTGCTACTCCACCAAAACAATGGAAGTGTAGCCAAGTCTGGTTTACGGCAGCTGACTTGAAATCAGTCGATCCTTAATTGGGTCCGTGGGTTCGAATCCTACCACTTCCGCCAATTTATGCGGGTAAGCTGATGGACAGTCGCCGGCCTTCCAAGCCGTGCTGAGGGGATTCGAT